TCTTCGTACAATATAGTTCTTTGTACCAACCATGAATTCTACTTCTACTATGGCCTCTGAATTATTAATTGTATTTACCATTTGTTCTTTCTTAATTATTCTAAATGGTTTATTGAATAATGCAAAACACAAGGCGTCTAGTAATGTTGACTTACCACTACCATTTGTTCCTACAATTAATGTGGTAGAAGCTTTGTCTAGTTCTATTTCAATTGGTATATTACCACTTGATAAAAAGTTTTGATATTTAATTTTCTTGAATACAATCATTTAAACTCCAGGTTACCACTTACTGATATTCTAGTCACATCACTTTTAAATGGTGCCACAAAATGTCTTAACTTAGCAGGAAAAATAAACATGTCACCTGTCACAGGTGCAAACGCCATACTACTAATTGAATAATCATTATCTTCTCCATGAAAGAATGATATGTGACCAGGATTGGCACTATCAGCTTTATGATTTATGGACTCTTTATGTATGTCTTTAGGTACATCTATAAAAATTACAAATGATAAATCAGCTGTGTGTACATGTGCTGGATTAAATTCACCGGCTTTCATATAGTTAATCCATAAAGCTTTATAATAATACTGACCTCTTTTAATGTTATCACAATGCTTTTCAAATGCTGTTTGATAATCTCTAAAGTAAGGCATGGTGTTATGAAAAAACCATTGTATTGTTTCTTCACTAAATCTATGTTGGTTCTTTATATGGCCTGCCAAATTCTTTTCATAGTTTCTAACATTATCGGCAACCATCTCGTCACCTTCTTTTCTTAATCTTTCTAGTATGTGTTGTTCTATTCTGGTTTTAAAGAGAATAGGACCAAAGTTCAATACTTGTTTATCTGGATATTCACCTATCATTCATTGGCCTCCACATATAATTCTTTTGCAAAAGCTTTTAATTTTTGTTTGTCAACATCTGTTTCTACTTGGTCAATATAATTGCCTAAAAATGTCAATGTATCTTCTCCTTGGTCAAGTATATCTTCTCTTACAGAGGAGTTTATATCTGACATATCTTCAACAATTTGTAGTTCATGTAGATTGATTTGATTATATAATCTTTCTATAAATCTATCGTACATATCGGTCTTTGTCTTTTGAGATACAAATAGTTTTACAAAACAACTATCATACTCTGTTATTTCTTTAAATAGATAATCTTCTTTTGTATCATCATATATAATTTTTTTAAATATAACATCTTTGTTTCTTATATGTTCTAGTTCTCTATTAGATGTATCGAATATATGAAATCCTTTTGGACAACCAAAGTCTGACCATGTCATTTCATACTGTGTACCTAGGTAGTAGATACGACCATCATCTGACTTCTTGTGAAAGTGACCAGACATTACTCTTTCAAATCTTTTGAATTGATTGCCTTCTAAACCATGGTCATTAAAATGTCCTTTGTGCATTTCAAAACCTTTTACTTCTAAATGCCCCATACATATTTGTGAATTGGTAGTATCTATAGCATGAATACTGTCATCATAATTATCATCACAAATCCATGGTAAGAATAAGATATCTAGTCCACCAATATTAACATCTGTTGCCTTTGTATATACTTTAGCGTCTTTTGTAATGTTTAAATTTTGTATTGCATTTATTTCATTTGTATTCTTATAGTATGTGTCATGGTTGCCTAGTATGATATGTGTTTCAATACCTAGTTCTTCTAGTCTATCCCAAAATTTGTTTTTAAAGTTATATGCTGTTTTGTGGTTGATAAATTTTCTTCTATCAACAACATCACCTAAATGAATAAGTGTTTTTATATTGTTTTCTATAAGGTATGGAAAAAATAGATTGTCGTAAAATCTATTCTGATATTCCATAAAGGCAGGACTATCGTTCCTTGCCCCAAAGTGAGTGTCATTCAATAAAGCTATCTTCATATTAAAAATAATTAATGTTTATATTAATCCTTGTTGGTTGGTCTGTGCATGTTGCTGAAGTATGTGGTTTACTGGAATCGAACAACAACATTCTATTCGCCACACTATCTACTTTAGTTCCATCTTCTAACTTTGTGTAACCATTATTTGTGTTAATGGATAACAATGCACCATAGTGAGGAAAGTTAAAGTCTTTATGCATACCATGTTCTACTTGTGTAGATGTGCCTGGATAAAAATTACATTTTACCCTACATAATGCCTTTAATCTCAACTTATGAAAGATTGGCCTTAATAAATTAAAATGAGGACTGTTTTGATTTAAGTCTTCATACATGATATGATACATGTAAATGTTATGATTGTCAATGCTGGAATTAACTGCAACTACCTTTTTCTCATAATGCCATGCAAAACTCTTACTCATAAGAAGGCTTTGTAAAGGTTTAAACTCGGATTCATCCAAGAAGTTGTCTATTACTTCATGGGTCATCATCATTTCTTTTTTGCCGCTTTCTTTTTCTTTTTAACTGGCAACTTATCTTCTTCTAAAGGTAAGTTTTTTTGTAAGAATTCAGTAAACTGGTTCTTAAAATCTCTGTCTTCACCTGGTTGCAAGGTCATATCATCATAGTTAGCCTCTGCAATCATTCTTTGTTTAATAACAGTTTGTTTCTTTTCTTTTTGAATTCTTCTTACAAATGCATAGTAAATGATTTGTGTAAAATAAGCAAATGGATTGTTTGATTTTTCACCATCAAAGTTATCAAGATACTGTAAACAGTTCTCAATACCATCTGATATCATATCATCTCTGTATGTGTAGTTTATAAAGTTAGGTCTATATGATAGATGGTTTGCTATCTTTAGAAAGCACTCTCCAATATAGTCCGTAACCGGTGGTTTTGTTAGATTGTTTTTCTTTGCCTTGTCAACACCTTTTTTGTACTCGACCATTGCGGCCAAGAATTCTTTGTTGTTGACATAATGCTCTTTTTTTGCAGCCATAATATCCTCATTTAATTAGTTATCATTATATATTAATAATGTTTTATTGTCAATGCCAATTTAAGCCAATCCTACGCTTGACAATAATATTTTTTTGCGTATAATAAGCGGTGTAGCGTTTTAAGAGATATACCTTTAAGCTAGTGTATAGTTCTCTTATCGTTATGTTCATCAAATAATTCATTGAATTCTTCATTATCTTCTTCGGTCATTCTTTCAATATCTTCTTTCATTTTTATTGACGGAGGAATCTCGGCAGGAGCGTTATCGTAGGCACTCGCCAACTTCCAATAAGAGGCCGTCATCTCATCACTTGCATTTGTAATGGTCATTATCTTATCTTTAGGGATAGTAATAATTTTATCCGGTGTGTAAGCAGTCCACTTTGTTAAAGCAACATAGTCTTTTATACCGTATGGTGAGATTTGAGGTACATATTTAATTAATAGTGGTTTCTCTAATCTTATTAGGGGAGCATTATCTGGCAACTGTGATTTACCTTTAGTTATTTTACAGATAACATCTTCACCAGACACCAACTTTACAATCTTTATTTCGTCTTTATTTATGTGCATGGTTATTTAACTCCACATTATGGATTTGATAATCAAATTGTTCTTCATTGTATATATTTATCCTTTCTCGGAAATGGGCTAGAGTATAATTCTCTTTTTCGTTATAAGTTAAATCGTCTGATATGTCATACAAAGTAGCATGACTATTGTTATCTTTAAGTCTTAATCCTCTACCAATAGATTGTAGATTTCTTATCCTACTTTTACTAGGACTAGCAAAGACAATATTATGTAAGTTTCGAATATTAATACCTGTTGAGAAAGTTCCGTAAGACGCAACGATAATAGCGTTGTCACCTTTTTCGGTAATTTCCCTAATTTGTTCTCTTTCATCCGTGTTTACTCCTCCGTGTACATAAAACACCTGTTTCTCTGGTGCCTTTTTCTTTATCATTTCATATAACTCATTACCATGTTTTTCTACATACTGAAACAAACATAACGAGTTGCCATTTAAATTAGCACATAAGTTTCTTATATATTTATTTCTTTTGTCACTTTGTACTATGTAATCCATCTCTTCTTGATAACTCATACCATGACAATGTTGCCTTTCATCTTTACCATGTTTTAATACAAGACAGAATATTTGTAAGGCGGCCAACTGTTTCTTTTCTTGTAGTTCAGTTGTAGATACTACTTTATTAACAGAACCAAAAAGTCCTTCTAATACTAACTTGTGTGTTTTAGTACCATCCAATGTACCTGTAAGGCCTATTCTATGAGGACACTTAACTAATTTACTCATAATTTTAGTTAATGATACTGCTTTAAATAAGTGTGCTTCATCACCTATTACACAACCAAACTGTGCAAACCATTTTTTAGGTAGATTATAGATTGATTGCCATGTAGATATAACAACTTTTTTATTTGTTTCTTTATCGTGACCTTGATATATCTTATGAACATTATTGATATTCCACCCATAGTCTTTGAAGTCTTTTGTTAACTGTTCAACCAATGAGGTAGTCGGTACGATTATCAAAATTTTGTTATTTTTTGCCTCTTTTAACTTAATAGAGAAAAATCGTACCAACATATAAACAATGAGAGATTTACCAGAGGCAGTTGGAGATAATAATAAACATCTATTTCTTTTAATACCATGTTTAAAAGCCTCTAGTTGGTAGTCTCTCACTTCGAAAGGTATCTTTAATGCCTTTACGAAACCATCTAATTGTTTTTCATCAATCTTTGTATCTTTAATCTTTGTGCCATCAACTATATGTACATCATTCTTTTCGCACCAATCACAAATGTATGGATATAGACCAACATATATCTGGCCAGTCTGA